ATTTGTCCACGCTGGCTCTCGACTACGAGATGGCCAAGGACGCGACCTATCTCGAACAGTTCGACAGCGTGGTGCGCGCCGCCGGGTGGACTGTGCTGCTGTACGGGTCACAGTCCACCGTCGAGCAGAACCCGCGCCCGTCGGCCGGTTATTGGACCGCATCTTGGACCCAGGCGCCGCACCTGGACTCCGGCGCCGCCATGACCCAGTACGCCAGCGACGCCCAGCTCGGCCGCCCGTACGACCTGTCCGTGGTCTCCGACAGCCTGGTGCTGTGGGACACCCGGCCGCCCGCCCCCGCACCGACTCCATCGGGAGACAATATGCCCGCCTTCCAGACCGGCCCGGTCGACTCCGGATTCTACGAGGACCAGTCCGGCACCGTGTTCCCCAGCAACACCACCGAGCTGTGCGTGCCGCCCGCGAATGGCGGCGCGGCCGGGTGGGGTAACGCCTGGCTGTCGCTGGGCTGCGACTTCGCCCCGGTGCAGCTGCGCATCGCGGTCAAGTCCGACGGCCAGGCGGGATGGTCGGTCAGCCTGCACACGATCCGGCCGACCGACGACCGGCTGTCCATCCCGTTGCCCACCAACGTGGGCAAGATCTCCATCGGCCGGGTGGCTCAGTCTCCCTCCGACAGCCCGGCCACCCCCTGCGCCTGGCTGCTGGAGTACCGGGCCGTATAAACCCGGATATGGAGTAGACAGGCTGTCAAGTCCGGTGGTACAGTAGTGGCATGGATACTCCGGCAGAGACCAACGGCGGGTTCGAGGAGAAGGTGGGCGTGGACTTCACGACCGCCTCCCGCTACCGCAACGGCGACCGGGTTCCGTCCACTCGGACCGCCCAGAAGATCGCCGACGCCTACGGCCTGGATGTGGCAGAGATGCTGCGGGCCATAGCGGGCGGGCGCGAAGAGTTCGGCTACTACATCCGTACCCGTGTGTTCGGACCCGAGGACATCGACCAGGATCGGTGGCAGGCCGAGCTGGCGGCCCGGGACGAACGCGCGTCCAAGAAGGGATCTCGGGCAGCGGCATGACCGAAGAGATGAAGGATCTGGAGGCCGTCCGGAACGACTTCGTGCGGCAAGTCAGCGACCGATCGGTGTTCGAGGAGCTACGCCCGTACCGGCAGTGGCGCCACCTGCCCTCCGGCATGATCGTCGAGGCCGGGTCGGTCTACGGCGAGCTGCATATCAAGTCGTGGTCTCCGGAGCACGGCAAGCACAGCCCTACTCTGGACCTGCGCGTTCTCAACGTCAACGCTTGGAGCGCGTACTCCGGGTTCCTCACCCAATTCGACTTGACGGCGGACCTGGACCCGGCCGTCGTCTGATCCCCGAGCCCGCCACTATCCGGATCGACACGCCGGGTAGCGGCGGGCTCGGCCGTCTCCGGTACTTGACAGCCGGGCAATCCTAGTGGTGTACTGGTCGTACAAGGCTTGGTTTCGGGTCGGGAGGGGGCAGAGATGGCGGTCCTACTGAGGGGTCGGGCAGTCAGCGAGAAGGATGTCAAGGAGATCCGGCGCATGGTCAAGGAGGCGCTGGATGTGCACCGCGAGGAGGGCACCCTGGACTCTGCGGCGGCCAAGGGCCTGTCCGCCTATCTGGACGACATCAAGTCGGCCAAGTTGATCAACGTGTCCGTGCCGTTCGTGCCGGACGAGCCCGCCGACGACACCCCGGCGCCGTCCGGCGCGCCCGGCCGGACCGGCGAGCGCCCGGCTGCGGCGGCCAGCATCGACGCCACGCCCAGGCAGTACGAGTTCATCCGCAACCTGCTGCGCGACCGGGACTGGTCCGGGCTGGCGCCGCTGCTGCACGGCACGGCCGCCCGCGTGTTCGGCGGCGGCCAGGTGGACAGGCGGACCGCATCCGACCTGATCGACGCCCTGAAGAAGTGCCCCTGGAAGCGCTCGCGCGACCTGCACGCCGCGCCCGCACCGGTTCCGGCTGCGCCCCGGCGCTCCGAGCCGGTCGGCGAGGGGTTCTACAAGCTGGATGACCTTTACGTCAAGGTCATTCTGAACCAGGATGGCACCCGGACCTACGCCAAGGCGTGGGACGGGTCGTCCTGGGACTACGAGCTTGCGCGCTCGGTGGGCGCCTACCGCAAGCTCACCCCGGCCATGAAGCTGACGCCCGAGCAGGCGTCCGAGTTCGGCCACCTGTACGGCCAGTGCATCTTCAAGGGATGCAGGCTGACCCACGAGATCAGCATCCGGCTCGGATACGGACCGGTCTGCGCCGAGAAGCACGGGATGCCCTGGGGCTGAGCACGACCCATCCGCCGGAGGGCGGCCAGCCCCCCGGCCCTGCCACGTAAGGAACCTGATATGACCGTCAACACCGAGAGCCCGGCCCGTCGCGGCGTGACCGTGGTCCCGCACATTCTTGAAGGCAACGAGGAGTGGCCGGACAGCGTCGCGGTGATGCACCCTAACGGTGCCCTGATGATCTGGCACCTGAGCCAGTACGGCCGACCCGGCACGCTGCCCACCAAGATCTACGCGGCCGGGTCCTGGCGCGACGTGACCCACTACGGCGACTTCATGGCGCCGCCGATGCCTTCCTCCCGGCCCGCCCACGAGGTCGGCGCCGACCAGCAACGGGCGACGGCCGAATTCGTCGAGGAGATGGCGTCCCGAGACCCGCAGGAACTGGAGCGCGATCGGCGCCGAGCCTACACCGACCCGATCGAGGAGCTGTCGCCCGAGCGGCTGGACGACACCAACGGCGACGTGCGCGGCCAGCAGAGCATGGGCGTCATCCCCCGGCCGCAGCGGCCGATCATCAAGTCCGAGCCGGGCGCCCGGCACGGCGTGGAGCCGCCCCCTTTCGACGAGCAGGACGACACCGACGACCGCGCGTCAGTGTTCAGTCGGGCCGTGGGAGGGGTGGCGAAGGCGGCCGGTCGCGTCCGGTCCCGCGCCCGGGACGGCGTCGGCCAGTTCTCAGCCAGCCTGCCCCCGAGTACCTCCTACGGACCGTCCGTCCGGGCACTGGCCCGGCCGACATCGCCCGAATCCTGGTGGGTGTGGGCCGTCCTCCTGTCGGTTTTGCCTGTCGTCTGGATGATCCTGAGCTGACCGCCCCCGTATTGAGATCCATCCCGGTCCACCCCTTCACGTAGATAGGGACAGCTACGATGTCTGCCACCATCACCGCCCCCAAGACCGATGTTCAGGGGCACGCCCCCGGCGTCGCCTACGACGACGGTCCGAACTGGGCCACCCCGTGCGAGTGCGGGCGCAGGTTCACGGCCAAGTCGCCGTCCGCGTCCAAGGCCCGGCACACCGCCCACGCCGAGCAGGAGGCCAAGAAGGCGGCCCGCCAGCCGAAGACCGGCGACCAGCCCGACCCGGAGTCGGAGCAGTCCCCGTCAACCTTCTCGGGACGCATCAAGATCTGCGGGTGCGGCTGCGGCGGGCAGCTGGCGCGGCGCGCTGGCGGAGTGTTCCTGTCCGGACACGACGCCCGGTTCAAGAGCATCCTGGCCAAGGCGCACATGGCCGGGCTGGAGGTCCGCCACCCGAAGTCAGGTGAGATGGACAAGCCGCTGGTCATCGCCGCCTGGCTGGACGACCGGCGCGGCAACGGCAGCACCTTCTGGCAGGACAAGGTGTCGGCCGGAGTCAAGATCACCGAGCCCAAGGCCCCCCGCGTCCGGGTCGAGCGGACGATGACCGACGAGGAGATCGGCCAGCTGAAGGCCCAGCGGCTGATCGACATGCTCGACAACCGCCACCCGGTGTCAGGGGACGAGGGTACGCTGACCATGCGCAGCGGCACCGTCTGCCGCGCCCGGGTGCTGCGGCGCCAGGGTGACGGCAGCATCCAGGTCAGGATACTGACGGGCCAGTCCGCCGGTACCGACGTGGTTGTGCCCGACATCCGGTTCGCCAAGGACCGGCGGTCTACCAACCAATACACATGAGGACACGAATGCCGACAGATCCGATCGTTGTCTCGTACTCCGAGATCGCGTCGTTCCGCCAGTGCCCGCATCAGCACAAGCTGGGCTACAAGGAGAGGTGGGCCGGTCCGACCACCTCTCCGGCCCTGCTGAAGGGCACCCTGTGGCACAAGGTGCTGGAATGGCACTACCGGTGGCTGAAGGACCAGCCGGGAGACCTGGACGGCGCCGTCCGCGCGGGGCGGCAGCAGATCGTGCAGGCCCGGCGCGAGGGATTCGACGAGGTTGCCGACCTGGTGGAGTGGATGTACGCCGGTTACATCGATATGTACGGCGCCGACAAGGACTGGGAGATCCTGGCGGTCGAGCAGAAGATCGAAGTGCCGCTGCTGACCGCCCGGGGCCACCGCTCCCGGTTCCGCCTGAAGATGCAGATCGACCTGTTGGTCAGGGACGCCGCGATGCGGGGTAAGCTGGTGATGGTCGACCACAAGTCCGGCCAGAACCTGCCGTCCGAGGCGGAGCTGGACATGGCCGACCAGTTCGGCCTGTACATCTGGGGTCTGAAGCATGTTGGGTACGACATGTTCGCCGGGTTGTGGAACGGCGCCCGGACCCAGCGCAACAAGACTGCCGGGCAGACCCTGGAGTCCCGGTTCCGCAGGTTCCCGCTGGCGCGCACCGACTTCGAGCTGAACACGATCGCGACCGAGGCGTACGCCACGGCCCGCAAGATGTGGGCGGCCGGTGAGCTGGCCGAGCGGCACCCGGACAAGGATCGGTGCAAGTGGATGTGCCAGTTCCGGGACGCCTGCCTGCTCGGTCGCAAGACCGGCGAGGACCGCGAGCGCAGGTACCTGCTGGACACCGGATGGTCACCCGGAGCAGAGAGGCACTGACATGTCCGAACAGGTGTTCAAGCACTACGTCACCGGGGAGGGGGTATCGGACTACCTCGATGAGGCGGACCGCCTGATCAACTCCGTGGATGCGGGCGGGGATTCCCGGATACAGGCCTTGGCGGGCGCGGTTAAGCAGATCCGGGACGCCCTGGCCATGTTCGTGGAGGAGGTACGGGAGGCCCAGCGGGACTGGTAACCCGGGGATTGTCTGCCGGACAACCGGTATGGTGGGATACGATCGTACGGCGGCGGGGGCGGCCCGAGCCCCCGCCGCTGGCTCCGCCGATCGGGCAGGATCAGAGATGAGAATCAATGACTGAAACCGTCGCACCACCTCGGCCGCAGGCCACACTGGACGACATGCCCGAGTTCGCCAACGTGCTGTACTACGGTGAGCCCGGATCCGGCAAGACCTCCGCCGCCGCCGGGATGGCCCGCCTGGGCCGGGTGTACCTGGTGGACACGGAGTCCGGCGCCAAGGCCCGGCCGCTGCGCCGTCTGGGCATCCCGGTCGAGAACATCATCCCGGCCCGGGACGACCGGGGCAAGCCGATCACCACCTACTCCCAGCTGGACGCCTTCTACTGGCGGATCAAGGCTGAGCTGGACGACGACCCCGACTCGGTGGCCGGTGTCATCTTCGACTCGATGACCGAGCTACACCAGATGCTGCTGCGCGAGGAGGTCGACGTTCGTCACGCTAAGGCAGTGCGCAAGGCCACCGACAAGAACGGCGTCCTGCTGATGGAGGTGGAGGATTCCGAATTCGACGTCGACGTACGTGAGCACGGCGTGGTGACCGAGAAGCTGCGCGTCATCGCGCGCCGATTCCGGGACCTGCCCTGCCACACGGCGTTTGTCTGCCTGGCCAAGCGGGAGGTGGACAAGGAGTCCGGCACCGGCCTGGTCATGCTGCCGCAGCTGTCCCCCAAGTTCGGCGTTAATCTGATGGGGTACGTCGACCTGATCGCGTACACCAGCAAGGTCCCCGGCGTCGAGGACGCCAGCGGATACCTGGGGGTGTTCCGCGATACGGGCAAGTACAAGGGCAAGGACCGGCTGGGCGGCACGCCGTCCGTGCTGGCCGACCCCTCGTTCGACCGGCTCGTCGCCCTGGTGTTCCAAGACTGGCCCCTGGACGACGACCCTGCGCAGCAGGACTACCTGGACCGGGTACGGGCGAAGACCAGCCCGGCCGAGTCCGCCCCCCCGGCGGACAGCAAGTAGCGGGGCGCGGCCGTCTCCGCGCAGAAGACAAAACAACACGCACACGCAGACACAGACAAGGACACTGATATGCCGAAGCTCAGCGCCGACGTGGCGGCCGAGGTCGAGAAGGCGGAGGGCCAGGATTTCGAGGCCATCGACGAGGGCATCTACCGCGCCGTCCTGGAGGGCGAGGTCGAGGTCAAGGACGGCGCCAACGGCATCTACTGGCGGTGGGTGTTCAAGCTCACCGACGAGGGGTTTACCTCCCGCAAGATGTTCCTGAACACCTCCCTGTCCGAGGCGGCCCGCTGGCGCCTGAACGAGGTCTTCAAGGCGTTCGGCGTCCCGGCCGACACCGACACCGACGAGCTGATCGGCAAGCCGGTGCGCCTCTACATCGTGCAGCGCATCATCCAGGGCGGCGTACGCAAGGGCGACATGGGCAACGACATCAAGCAGGTGCTCCCGCCCGAGGACGGCGCCCCTGAGGGCGCTGCTCCCGCGACGGCCGGTGGCGGTGCCAAGACCAAGCCGGAGGATGTGCCGCTGTTCTAGGACCGCGCACGCGCGAAGCGCGCGGATCGGACCCGTCGCCCTGTACCAAGGGCGGCGGGTCCGCCCGTCCCCCGGGGGACTACACTGTGTGAGTACGTCCGTATGTGTAGAGGCAAGGAGCACCTGCGTTGTCCGACGGCACGGTTCGGGGGGAATGGGAGAGACTGGCGGCCGAGGGGCTGTACGTCTTCCCGTTGCCCGAGGGCGGAAAGAATCCGGGCGATCTCGGTGTCAAGTGGCGCAGCACCTGGGTCGCCAAGCGCATGCAGCCCTGGCCCAGGCTGGCGTTCGCCAAGGGCGACGAGGCCAAGGGGCTGTGGCTGGCCACGGGCCAGATCAGCAGGCGGGTGGTCCTGGATATCGACAGCGACCAGGCCGAGCAGCGCTGGCGCGAGGTGCTGGGAGATCTATACGACAGGGCGCTCAAGGTCACCACCGGACGCGGCGTCCATCTGCACTTCCGCATCCCCGACACGGACGAGCGGGAGTGGCCGGGGCATTCGGACAACGATCTGGGGTACGACTTCCGTGGGGACGGTGGGGGGGTGGTGATACCGCCGTCGGTCCACGCCACCGGCCGCCGGTACGAGTGGGCGGGGGGCGATCTGCTGGACGCCCCGGAGTGCCTGCGCCACCCCCTCCGGTCCGATAAGCCTACTGAAGATTCAAACGTTGTCGAACTGAAGCCCAGCAACGCCAGCAGGCCGAGCAGCGCACACAAGCGTCAGAATAGCAACGTAAAATCCCTGCTGCGCAATCTGATCGAGAGCCCGCCGTCCTCCGAGGGCGACGGCCGCAACAACTGGCTGACCCAGGTGGCTGGTCACCTGGCCAAGCTGTTCCCGGCGCCGATGCAGGACGGCTACACCGCGCTGGTGCGCCACCTGGGCACGACCCTGGACGACCCTCTCGACGAGGCCGAGGCCCTGAAGGTCGCCGACTCCATCTGGGCCAAGCAGCACTCCGGCGCCGGGCTGATCTTCGAGGCCGACAGCGGATTCCTGGCCGCCCGGGACGGCAGGCTGTACACCACCGTCAAGGGTGAGGACGGCCTGGTCCGGGTGGCCGAGTGGTCCGACTTCGAGCTGCGCGCCCGCCGGATCGTGCAGGACGACGACGAGCGCACGTTCTACGTGGACCTGGTCACCGGCCACACCATCTACGAGAACGAGCCGCTCCCGGCCGACATCCTGGGCAACATCTACAGGCTCACGGTCTGGCTGACCGCCCACCACGCCAGCATCGCTCCCCCGGCCAACGACTCGTGCAAGGTGTCGTCCAACACCCGGCTGCTTAGGTACCTGATGTCCCAGGACGCCCCGGCCGCTGAGCAGACCCCCCACTACGGACACCAGGCCGACGGCAGTTTCGTGATTCCGGAGGGCATCCTGGGAGGGGGTGGCGTAGAGCCGCATGGCGCGCTGGTCCCGGCCGACTATCTGCGCGGGCATGTGCGGTACCGGTACGGGATGGCGGATCGCGGCACGGCGCGCGAGATCCTGCGCGAGGTGCTGACCTTCCAGGACGAGACGGTGGCCAGCGTGTTCGGGTCCTGGTGGGCCATGGCCCTGCTCAAGGGCCGGTACCCCTGCTCGATGTTCCCGTTCATGATGCTGGACGCGGGCAGCGAGTCCGGCAAGACCACGGGATTCTTCGCCATGATGGTCGCCCTGGCCGGGTCGATGGACGGCGCCGGGCAGCACACTCCGGCCAGTTTCCGCGACGCGGTGGCCGCGCACCGCAACGGCATCGCCTGGCTGGACGACATGACCGACGTCAAGGTGTCCCAGATAGCCGATGTGGTCCGGCAGGCCACCTCCGAGGGCAGCCGGGGCAAGAAGGACGCGGACAACGTCGGCACCACCAACCAGCAGCTGATCAGCCCGATCATGATCTCGGGCGAGGGCAGCGGCACCATGATGTCCGAGAAGGCGATGCGCGACCGGGCGGTCCGGCTGGAGTTCTCCACCCCCCGGGACCGCCGCAGCCTGATCGACCCGTCCCGTCTGCAGTGGGACGATATCGTGGCCCTGACCGCCAAATACGGCGGCCGAGTGGGCGGGCTGACCGACCTGGCCGGGTCGGTCGTATCCCTGATCCTGGACGCGGGCACGCCCGTCCTGTCCCAGATGCCCGACCTCAAGGACACCGGGGGGCGCCACGCCGACAAGCTCAGCATCCTGCGCACGGGCGCTCGCGTGCTGGAGGCGGTCACCGGAGACATCGGCCACGCCGCACTGGTCGACAAGTGGTGTTCCGAGAGGTTCGACGAGGGGGCGGCTAACCTCGCGGTGAGCGAGATCCTGCCGTGGGTGCTGCGCGCCGCTAGCTCCGGAGGGGTGCCCACCAGCGCCAAGGGCTGGTCCCCGGTGTTCTGGGACAGCACCCGGCGCACCCTGTGGGTCTCGGTGGAGCAGACGGCGGACCTGTGGCGCGAGCGCAAGAACCTGACCGACCGCGAGCAGCAGCTCGGCACGGCCGACTCGATCCGCAAGGAACTCAAGGCCATCGGATGCGAGGGCAGCCGGATGCGCGAGGTCGGCAGGTCCCTGCTGGGCAAGGCCGAGGGACGCCGGTACTGGGAGCTACCGCCCGAGTGGTCACAGCGAGTAGTGTCATCGTCCGGCTACGACCTGTAGCGACAACCGCCCCCCACCTGTTGTAGGACCGGGGGGCGGTGTTGTATGTACGAGGAGTCACGCACAGTGACATCCAGTAACTATGATAGTGATGTAACAATCACGAAGAGCCACTGCCGCTGCAGTCTTTCAATCCCCACAACACATGCTCTCTCTCACAACAGAGAGAACAACATGTGTTCCGTTGTCGTCCGTATATGCCATGACCGGCGCTTCCGTACTCCCACAACGCCACAACGCCTCCGGGAAATACGCCCCTCGTACGTGTACGCGTCCGTCCGCGTCCGCGCGTCCGTGCTACGTGTGTATGTGGGGTGTCTGCTCGGGAGGCGTTGTGCCGTTGTGGGCGCTGGACGGCCGGTCAAGGGGCATGGTGGACTGCGCCCATGGCAGACGAGAGGCACCACTACCACCGCGCCGAGCGGTACCTAGCCGAGAGCGAGCTGGTGCGCGGGACGTCCCGGGAGACCGCTCTGCTTATCCGGGCACTGTCCCACGCCACTCTGGCCCAGGTGGCCCTCCAGGCCAAGCAGGTAGATAGCAAGACGCACCGCTGCCTGCTGTCGCCGCCGGACGAGATCTGACGGCCTCCGGCCCTTGACACCCTGACAAATCGGACGATAGACTACTCCTATGACTTCCATTCAGAGCTGGCACGAGGCCGAAGCGGCCCTGACCGAGCAGTGGCCCGGGTTCTCCGTGCGTCCGCAGCAACGTCGGATGGCTGAGGCCGTGCAGCTGACCGTCCGGGGCGAGGCCAAGCACCGAGTCCTGCTGGCGCAGGCAGGCTGCGGCGTCGGCAAGAGCCTGGGCTACCTGATCCCCATCATCGCGCAGGCCCTGCGCGTCCGCAAGCGCGTGGTCGTCAGCGTCAGCACCAAGGCGCTGCAGGACCAGATCGCGGGCAAGGACCTGCCGACCCTGCGCGATACGCTGTTCCCCGAGCTGACCTTCGCCGTTCTGAAGGGGCGCAGCAACTACGTCTGCCTGCGCGAGGCCGACAAGAACGGCGGCGCCTACGTCAAGGAGGGCACCGACGGCGAGCGGCAGGACCTGGTGCAGCCGGTCGACGACCGCGAGTGGCGCGAGCTGACCACCGACGCCGAGGGCTGCATCGGGCGCAAGCGCTGCCCGTTCGGCCGGGAGTGCTACTCGGAGCGGGCCAAGTCCCGCGCTCTGCGCGCCACGGTCCTGGTCGTGAACACCAGCCTATTGACCCAGGACCTGCGTCTGCGCGCGATGACCAACGGCGCGGCCGGAATCCTGGGCGAGTACGACTACCTGGTGGTGGACGAGGCCCACGAGATGCCCTCCATCGTCGCCGACGGACTGACGGTGTCGGTCACCCTGGGACGAATCCTGAACACCTGCTCCCGGATCGAGGGCCACTACCCGGACGCAGCCCAGAAGGCGGTCGACGAGCTGCGCGACCGGGCCGCCACCTGGTTCGGCCGCCTGCAGCGATTCTTCGAGGACAACCCCAAGTCCCGCACGGCCGAGCTGGACGTCGACGACCAGGCCGAGGCCGCCCGCCTGACCGACCTGCTGCGCACGATCGACACGGCGGCCCAGGACGCCGACTGCCGGTGCGAGGACCCCGAGCCGGACGAGGACGGCGAGATCGACCGCGTCTGCGAGTTCGCGCGCCGGGTGGACGGGCTGACGGCGGACATGTCCGGCTTCAGTCGGAACACGGACCATGGGGGGGTGACGTGGATGGAGGCAGGGCGCGGCGGCCGGGTCGAGATGAAGATCGCCCCGGTCGAGGTCGGCGGCTTCCTGCACGCGGCCGTGTGGGAGCTGGGCAAGCCGACCGTCCTGACCAGCGCCACCCTGGGCATAAACGGCGACGTGACCTACGTGGCCCGCCGGGCCGGACTGTCCAAGTACGACAGCCTGGATGTCGGCACGCCCTTCGACTACTCGAAGCAGGCCCGGCTGATGCTGCCCCCGTCGGACGCCCCGATGCCCAGGGACCCGCACTGGCGCGGATGGGCCCAGGACCAGATGTACGACCTGGTCCTGGTGTCGGGCGGCGGCGCGCTGCTGCTGTTCACCAGCACCTCGGCCATGCGCGAGGCGCACGACGCGCTGCGCCCCCGGCTGGGCAGGCACGGGCTCCCGGTATTCCTGCAGGGCGCCGGTACGCCCAACCGTGAGCTGGCCCGCCAGTTCGCCGATCACGCCGACTCGGTCCTGTTCGCCACCCGCAGCTTCTTCACGGGCGTCGACTTCGCCGGGGACACCTGCCGCCTGGTCGTGATCGACAAGATGCCGTTCCCCGTCCCGGACGACCCGGTGTTCAAGGCCCGGTGCGCCCTTACGGTCAAGCGGTTCGGCAAGGGGTCGGACTTCCGCCGGGTCAGCATCCCCGAGATGTCGCTGGTCCTGATCCAGGCGTTCGGCCGCCTAATCCGGTCGGTCGACGACGCCGGAGCGGTCGCCATCCTGGACCCGCGCATGCGGGCCGGGTGGGCGTCGGCGGTACGCCGCGCCCTGCCCCCCGCCCCGCTGGTGTCGTCGGTGGACGAGGTCGCCGCCTTCTTCGCCGGGCTGCGCTCGGCGCGGGGTGCGGACTGATGCGCCGGTCTGACGCCAGATTCATACGGACGCTGGCGGGCATGCGGCTCACGGGCCAGTTCGCCGAGTACCGGTTCCGCCGTCGGCGCCGCAACCTGGAGTGCGACCTGTTCAACATGGGCCAGGTCACGCTGTGGCACAGCGTCAAGGAGGAGAACGACCGTCTCGGAGTCTGGCCCCGAAGGAGGAGGAGCAGGCGTGGCTGAGATCGTCGCCACCGACGTGCCCGGCGTGCTGGAGATCCGCACGCCCGAGCTGGCCCGCACCGAGGTCAATCTGTTGCGCCGGATCTACCGCGAGGCGTCTCTGCGCTTTCGCAGCGAGCGCAACACGGATCGGTACATCCATCAGGTCAGGATGTCCGTACACGTCAACGAGCACGGGGCGTGGCGGATCTCGGACGGGTCCATCACTGCTGCCAGCAGCCTGACGTTCGTCCGGCTGATGCACCGGGACCTGATCGGTATCCAGATGCGGCCGGGCCGCGTCACGGTCCAGCTGACCGAGCAGGGCGTCCGTCACGCCTCGCTTAGGTGGCCCGATGTCTGAGGTCAGGGATCTGACCCGCACGGAGGCCGCCCTGTTGCGCTATCTGCAGAAGCGGACCCGCCACACGGGGGAGCGGATCCTGGTCTACCAGACCAACCGCCAGTTCTGGCGCCCCGGCGGCCGGACGGGTCCGGGCTGGAACCCGGCCACGTTCCACGCCCTGGTCCGGGCACGGCTGGCCGCGTACCACCGGGGCGACTACGGCGGTACATTCATCTCACTCACACCGGAAGGGATCAGGACATGAGCACCCCCACCAACGAGGGCCGGGGCACGGTGATCACCCACGGCCCCTGGACCACCACCCCCTCCAGCCGGGTCGTCATCGAGCTGGAGGGGGTGGCCCACCTGGACGTCAAGGAGGGCGAGCACTGGGTCACCGTGGTCGACGGCTACGTCCTGCCGGACAACTCGACCCGGTTCGTCCTCCGCTACGAGGGCAACGTCACCGCCGTCGACGGCGGCAGCACGGACGGGGGCGACGAGCCTGCCGCCGAGTTTTTCAAGCCGGGTCGGGACTACGTCGAAAACAAGCCCTTTCGGGCGCCCGAGCTGATACGGACCTTCCGCTGCACCCACGTCGCGGCCGTGCCGGACGGCAGCGAGCTGATGGCCATGGGATTCGGCAGGCAGGGCCCGCACGGACCGTGGCGCCCGGTATGCTTCGAATCCGGCGCGGCCACGGTCTACACCGACGACGCGGACTGGGTGGAGAAGGTCGATGACCCGGGCGAGTAGGGGAATGTACTTGCCCGACACCCAGCGCAAGGCGCTGCACGACATCCGCCGGACGGTGGACGCCGTGGCCCGGGACGATCAGCGCTACAGCGACATCCCGGTGGTGGCCGACACCCGGGACCACCGGCGCTGCACCTTCGGCGCGGCCGGGAAGTCCTACAGCTGCACCATGCTGATGTTCAAGCGGCTGGCCCAGAACGGCATGATCACCCTGCACGTCGGCAGGCGACCGGCCACGCACGAGATCCGGCTGACCCCCCAGGGCGTCCGGCGGACCACGGTCAGTGTTCAGTCGGAAGCGGACGCGGGAGGGGTGGCGCAGTGAGGCGGCTGCTGTGCGCGCTGATCGGCCACCCGGACCGGAAGATGGCCAGCTGGTCGGGCGGGTCCGGAGGCACGTGGATCAAGTCCTATGCGTGCCCGCGCTGCGGCGCCTGGGTGCTCCGGATCGTCCAGCGGCGGTCGCTGTGAGGTGGTCGCAGGAGGCGGCCGGGCGGATCGCCCGAGGTGAGAGCACCTATCGCCAGGAGGCCGAGGAGATGATGCGTCGCACAGTCGAGGCGCTGCCCCGGATGACCCCGGAGCAGGCCGCGCAGGCGGCTCACCTGGGCAACCTGCTGATGCAGGAGGTCGAGGCTATCGAGACGCTGTCCAAACTGGGCGAGATGTTCAAGACAGTCGAGGGCGACACGCTCGCCCGGATAGAGGAGGGGACATGGACCAGCACGAGCGGCAGCGGCCCGTCACCGAGCTGATCGCCCAGGTGCAGGACGATCTGGGCCGGGCGCTGCCGAACGGCAGCGGCGAGCTGGTGCACGACCTGGCCGCGCGGATCACGCGCGGCGGGACGGCGTTCGCCGAGCTGGTGGCCGACCGGATCCGGCTGAGCCGGGCGGCGTCCGCGCACAACGACCGGGCGCACGACCTGGAGAAGCAGCTGGCCGACCTGCAGGACAAGGCCGATATGTACGAGAGCGACCGCGACGCGGCCGTCCACGCGCTGAGCGAGATCATCCAGGCGCTGGCCGACAACGACAACCGGGCCGTGGCTCGCGCGATCGCCGACTGGAACCGCAGCCAAGAGATCTGACCCGTACCGTCAAATCAATCAGCAGGAGGGGAACCATGCAGTACCAGGACGAGAACGGCGACACTGTGACCACATTCTCAGCGGCCGACCGTCAGGCCCAGCTCAGGCGGCGACGCGCCGCCGCCGAGAGCCGCTCCCGCCGGATCTTCTGGATCGGGACGGCCACGCTGGCGGCGATTGTCGCCGCAGCGGTTGTGATCGGGTTCAACGTGTGGAACGGTACCAAGCGCGATGTGACCATCACGGTGACCGACAAGAACCGGGTGTGCGACAGCACCGGCAAGAGCGTCAGCTGCTACTACCTGATCTACACCACCTCGGGCACGTTCAAGGACACGGATAGCCTGCTCAACGGCAAGTTCGCCAGCTCCGACCTGTACGGCCAGCTGCGGCGCGGCGGGCAGTACGAGGTCGAGGCCCAGGGGTGGCGCATCCCCTGGATGTCCGAGTACCCCAACATCGTCCGCATCGTTAAGGTTGTGAAGGAGGGCAGCGATGGCGGCAACTGACGAGCAGGTGACCGCCGCCTACATCCGGCAGGAGATCCGCAAGAGGGCCCGCAGGCACAGCCGCGTCGGCAACGTTCTGCTGATCAACACGGTCGCGTGCTGCCTATTCGCGGCCGGGGGCGGCCGGTATTTCGCCGAGTGGGTGACCGGCGCGGTGTTCTCGTTCATGTTCGCCGTCATCCAGTTCACAGCGTCCAACTACATGCGCGATCCCGAGAACCTGCCCGAGCTGACCCAGTTCTTCATCGACCGGGCGATCATCAGGTCCGCCCGCAAGCGGCAGAAGGAGTCCGCCGATGGCTGAGCACGAGCTGCTGGCCAGTGCCGCCGCCGCCACCGACCAGGCCGAGCAGGCCGTTCAGCGGGCCGGGGTCCCGGCCGCCAGCCGCGACAGACTGGTGGCCCTGGCCACGGCCGACACCTACGCCAACCTGGCCGCCGCCTACGCCCTGCGCGCCATGGCTGAGGCCGACATGGACGGTGTGGTCGCCGGGAACGCATTCCGGTGCGAGGCGTGCAGATGCTGCGTCGGCACGTACAAGAACTACCGGGACCAGCAGCTGTGCACCGAGTGCGCCGACGGCGAGGTCTGTCCCCGCCAGCAGGCGGCCAGGATCAGAACCGAGCGAGTGGCCGCCAAGGCTCGGCGCGAGGCCGACGACGCTGCGGCCGAACTCAACCGAGGCCACACCTCCCCCAACCTGGACGACCGCCAGCGCGTCGACCTGCTGTCCCTGCGGCTGCTGTTGTCCGCGTGCAACCGGATGCGCGACGACTGGGCCGAGTCCGGCGAGGAGCGCCGGGCCGAGCTGTGGACGGCGGTCCACACCGAGGCGGACAACGTGTTCGACCGGTACCACGAGCGCATGTCCTTCCTGAACCGCATCGACTGGGCCGACAAGATGGCCCCCCTCGACCCGCGCCGTACGACGACGGCCGACCTGCTGACGGTGCACAGCGTCTCCTACGGCGATCTGCCCCGGGGCTCCCGATTCATCGTCGAGGGGGACGGCCACGTGCGGGTCCGGGTGGTGACCAGCAACCGTACGCGGGAGTCCATCCGCAGGCTGGCGGTCCCGCCCGGCAGCACGCTGGACCAGATGCTCACTCCCGCGCCGCTGCCCCCGCAGCATCCGGTCGAGGACGCCAGACAGTTCGTGGGCCACTACGGCGGCAGTGCCGACCTGGTCAACAGGGCGGCCGACTACGTGACCGAGTACCACACCGAGCCCGCCCCGGTCAATACGGGCGACAGCGTCACCGACACGGTGATCCGGCTGCTGGACACCCGGCGCGAGCACGGTACCTTCAAGTACGGGTCCGAGCTGCGCACGTACAACGGCCGGGACCCGATGAAGGACCTGCAAGAGGAGCTGGCCGACGCCCTGTGCTACGTCACCCAGCAGCTGATGCGGGACGACGAGGCCAAGCTGGTCGGACACGATCAAAACGGCTTCACCATCCGAGAGGGCGGCGGCCGGTACATCCACCTGCCGCACCCCGACAACTAGAAGGGCTGACCCGACATGCCGTGGATCGGAGCCAAAGAATACCAGGACCTGGTCGAGCGCGTCCGCCACCTGTGCGTCGCGGCGGGCGACCTGGACCCGGACGGGACCGAGGAGGCCGTGCCCGACCAGTACCTGGACCGGATCGACCGATTGGTTCGCGCCAACGACGGCGTCCGCGAGTGGCTGGTCACGTACGACGGGGACACGGTCGTCCAGCCGACCCCCGCCGAGGCGGCGCCCCGCCTGACCGAGTCCATGCGCCAGCTCGGCGAGGGTTTGGCCCGCATCGGCCACGCGTACCAGCAGGGCCAGCAGGCCTATCGCGACGAGAGTGTCCGGCTGGCTGTACAGGGGTCGACCGGCGACGAGACCCGGGAGACCGTCTCCGAAGCCACGCGAGCGCGGGACCTGGCCTACACCGAGAGGGCGCGTCTCGTGGCCGTCCTGGCGGCCGTCTGGGACTCGTGGTGGGCGCCGGACCCCAAGACCCCGGACTATCGGGTCGTCTACGTGAAGTCTCCCGCCGGGCAGCTGTCCTGGCACATCCACCAGGACGACTGGCACCTGTTCGAGCACGTCGCCCCGGCCCGGCACGCCCGTCCCACGTGGGACGGACACAGCACCGAGGAGAAGAATGCCCGGCTGGCCGCGCTGACTCAGATGGGCGATCTGCCGACCCGTGCAGTCCGGTACCCGTCCACCGTGGCTTCTGTCAAACTGTTCGGTCAGTTCTCGTGCGACGAGGGCGGCTGGTTCGTCCTGAGCCGGGACGAGGACGGGTACAAACTGCTGCGGGCCGACGAGGTGTCGGGCGCGGCCAATCCGTCCACCACGTTCTGGCTGGACCGGGGCCAGACTGCCACCCATGTCCGGCTGACCCGATACCGCGACCAGCCCGGCCGCTGATGGTGAGCCACAGGATCGAGATCCGGTCGGCCGGAGTGTCGTGCCCATGCGGCACCCCGGCCGACCGGATCGTACTGGACTGTGTGGTGACGCGGGAGGCGCCGGACTCGGTAGTCTTCGAGATGTTGTACACGGCCGCCCTGGAGCCGTGCGGGCACCGGTTCGTCGCCAGGGACTACAGCCGGGTGGTTCGCGGATGGATCTGGCGTCTTGACCGCCGGGCAAGCCGGATGGTGGGGTGACCCCATGACCACACCCGATCCGGATGGCACCCGCCCCAAGCCCCAGACCCAGGCCGAGCACGCCGACGCCCGCCAGGCCCAGACCGCCCTGTGGGCGCTGTTCGTCGGCGGCCCGCTCGACGGCCAGGTCCGCGAGATGGACGCGTCCGGCAGATGGATCCGGTACGAGGCCGTATGGCCCTGGCAGGTCGACAGTCTGGATTTTCTCAAGAACCTGTCGATGACCCCGGACGAGATGCTGCTGGCGTACCGCAATCCGAACGTGCGCTACGAGTTCTCCCGCTGGCAGATCGGCCCTCTCTACGCAAACTTGATGCTCCCTGACACCTGGCTGTACGGGTACCAGCCGGAGAATCCGGTGACACCCGACAAGATCAAGGCGGCCGTCATCCGGGCGGTCGTGGCCACCGCCGACGTCACCGACATCACGAGGATCTCATGACTGAGGTCAAACCGGGTACGCCGCTGACCGACCGTGAGGCCCAGGTCCTGTACGCCGTGGCGGAACTGGGCAACAGCGCCGAGGCCGTCGGCCTGCGGCTGTACATGATGCCCAGCACGGTCAAGACCCACCTGCGGCGCGCCGCCATCCGGCTGGGTACCCAGAAGACCCGGCCGGGGCACGACGCACGCGGCACGACCACGGCCTGGACCCTGGCCGAGGCCATCCGCCGGGGCTACATCGTGCTGGAGCCGCTGGGCCAGGGCCGGGTCGTGCGGGGCAGCACGGGTCTGGGCAGCATGAGCGTCCAGGCCCGCTGGGACAAGCGACAGCGTATCAACCAGTTGGCTATCGAGGGGCAGAGACGATGAGCGGGACAACGGTTCAGTCGGACATGGTGGTGGGTGGGGTGGCGCTGCCGGACCTGCCGCCCGGGTGGCCGGTGTTGTTCGACACCGAGGGCTCCGGCCTGCACCCCGACGGCGACCCCGGTACCGACACCAACATGCAGAAGAGCAGTCCACCGGCCCGGGTCAGTGCGGCGAGCGTGGCGTGGATGGACCCCGACACGGGCGAGATCCACAGCCACGCCTGGCCGTTCGACCAGGGCCCCATGGTCGGCAAGCCGGGCCGGATCCGCCGTCCGAGGGACGGCGGGGGGTACCCGCTGCTGACCCAGGAGGATGTCGACAAGATCTTGTCGAAGTTCCGCGTCCCCGGGGACGCGGTACCGGCGCCGGGGGAGGACATGGTCGGCGAGGTGCCGGACCGGCCGATGACCTACGAGGAGGCCTGCCCCAACCTGGGGCTGGAACACTGGATCAACCTGCTGCGGTGGCTGCGGGCGCGCGACTACATCGTGATGCACAACGCCAAGCACGACCTGACCGTGGCCACGGTGGGCCCGCGCGAGGAGATCGCCCGGGACCAGTGGCTGCACAACCCCCGGCTGCGCGCCGAGTTCAGCCCGCAGGCCCAGCAGGCGATCGACCCGATCCTGTGGGGAGACGACCCGCTCGGCCCCGTATTCGGGCTGGACATCGACAAGCACTGCCCCAATACCAAGCTGGCCGACACGATGCTGATCCAGGCGCTGCTGGATCCGCTGCACCCGGTGGCCCTGAAGCGGACCGCCCGCCGGATCTGGGGCGAGGACAGCACCCGGGAGGAGGAGGAGCTGGCCGCCGCGCTCAAGAAACTGGGCGTCGGCCTGACCAAGCGGTACGACCTGATCCCCTGGCCGATCATCGGCCCATACGCGGCCCGGGACGCAGAGCTTGCCCTGATGCTGCTGTACCGCCAGATCGCCCGGATCGAGCAGGGCGACGCCCCGCCCGGGGCCTGGGACCAGATCGACAAGGACATCGACCTGATGCGGGTGCTGTATCGGATGCAGCGCCGGGGCATGAGCTACGACGCCAAGACCAGCATGCAGGCGGCGGCCGACCTCCAGGCCGAGATGGACAACATCGCCCGAGATCTGCCGTTCGACCCGGCCAAGGTCCAGGAGGTCGGCCGGTACTACTTCGGGGCCAAGGAGGACGGCGGGCGCGGGCTGACGCCCATCAAGGTCACCGACAAGCGCCGGGACCCGTGCGTGGACGAGGCCCAGATCCGGCTGCTGGTCCAGGACGGCGAGCCGTACGCGGCCGAGTACGACGACTGGTCGCACTGCAAGAGCGCGCTGGGCAAGTGGTACCGGGGCTGGGCGATGCGGACCGGCCCGGACGGACGGCTGCGCACCGACTTCATGCAGACCGCCATCGAGTCGGACCGGCCCGGCGCCCCCAAGGGCGGGGCGATCTCCGGCCGCCTGGCCGTCTCCCGGGTCCAGCTGCAGGCTATCCCCCACTTCAATCAGCTGCCCGACGTGGTCAAGGACCGACCGGTCCGGGGCCTGATCGGCGCGCGGCCCGGCTACGCCTTGTGGGAGATGGACCTGCCCCAGGGCGAGGTCCGTATCGCGACGGTGGTGACCGGCTGCTCTGCCATGTGGGACGTGATCGACTCGGGCGAGGACCTGCACGGCGCCAACGCCAAGCGGATCTGGGGGATCCTGGAGACCGACCCCACCTTCCAGGACCTGCGGGGCGTCGGCAAGCGGGTCACATTCGGCACCATGTACGGCGCTGGTATCGACACGCTGCGCGCCCAGATCCTGGAGTACACGGGCCTGGAGTACAGCCGCAGGGAGACGGCCGAGGCACGCGACGCGTTCTACGCCCAGTTCCCCGAGTTCCGCACCGTGCCGTACCGGATCCAGTGCAAGGCCGACAAGGGGCTGGGCGGAGTCGGCTACGTCACCCTGATCGACGGGCGGCGCCGCTGGTTCGGTCCGGACGAGCACACGCATAAGGCGTTCAACGCGGTCATCCAGGGCGACCTGGCCCAGACCGGCAAGACCTGGATGATCCAGGTCGAGCGGGAGCTGCCGGGCATCCAGGTGCTGGCCATCCACGACAGCATGGTGGTCGAGGTGCCGGACACCGACGCGGGCTACTCTCTCGCCCAGCAGGCGGCGGCCATCGGCACGGAGATCTACGAGCGCGACTACTCGGTCCGTGGCCGCAAGATGTCCTTCCCGATCGTCCCCGAGCGCTGGAAGGCCACCAAGTGACCGGCTCCCGGCAGCAGCTGTTCGAACTGGTCCGCCAGACGCTGTTCGATACCGCCCACGGACGGTTCGAGTGGCCCCAGACCGACAACCCCGGAGTGTTGGCCGCAGCCGTGGTCGACGCTCTGGCCGACGGCTGGTTGGTCAAGGGCCCACAGGCGTGGAAGGTCCAGGAGATCGACTGGAGAGGACCCGACGCGTCCGGCGATAGCGTGGAGATCGTGGCCTACGTTGATCCGTCTTGACAGGAAGTCAAGTGGTAGGGTAGTGTACCGGGGACGAGGAGGTAGACACGATGAGCAAGGCACTCATCCCGCACGCGTTCCCCGAGGTCGACCGGATCGACGCAGCGGTCGGCGGCGGCCGGTACACCCGGATCAGCGCCCGGCCGCCGGTCGAGGTGCGGGTCCCGTGGACCCGCACCGGGTACGCCCGGTACCAGGCGTATCCGCTGGTTGACTGGGACGCGGGCAGGATCCGGTACGTGATCCCCCGGATGCACGACGGTATCGTCCAGGTCGGCTGGGCCGACTGGAGCGAGCCGCTGTCCGACCAGGTCCTGGAGATCTGGCTGGGGCGTCCGCCGGAAACCGGGACGGCCCGGGACCGACTGCGCGCCAGCGTACATATGCCCGAGGTCAACAACCAGATCGTGATCGGCCGCGCGGTGCTGCCGGTGGAGCGGGTCGGTGCGGGCAGGGGCTGGCTGCAGGTCGACAAGTGGGACGCCCGGGTGGATGGATCGTCCAACTACGCCCCGGCCACGCCCAAGACGGCCGCCCTGGTCGAGGACGTGGTGTACCGGCTGGTGCGCTGGCACTTCCTGAGCTGGGGCGGCCGTACCGACCTGTATCGGGCGTTCGACCGCCATCGCGCCATCCGGCGCCTGCGCGAGTCGGACGCCGAGCAGCGGCGGCTGGGCGCCGAGATCGGCAGACTGCAGGACAGGCTGGCCCAGGAGCGCGCCTATCGTCCGGCTCTGGCCGAGGTAGCCAACCGGCCGCCGGTCCAGCCCTGGGACCAGGTGGTGCTCGGATGAGCTTCATCAACCCGGAAGACTACGCACCCGGCGCGCGGCCCCAGCGGGTGCAGATCGGGCGCAAGAATCCAGAGGGACTGGTCCTGATCGGAGAATTCGGCGGTCAGACTGCCGTGGCGGGGCTGGACTGGAACGGCGTACACGCGTTGATAGCGGACCTGAATCAGGCACTGTGGGAGAGGGGAAGGTGGCTGCAGGATGAGCGGCGGCGCGCACAGACAGATCTTGACGGAGAGCAGTCCGGGAGGGGTGGTGCTGTTCCGTTCGGACCTGAGCGAGCAGCTGACCCTGGACTGGGACGAGGTGTTCAAGCTGGTGGGTCTGCTGGCTGACGAGTCGCGCAAGCGCAAGGATATGCTGGAGCGGGAGCTGGCCCGGTGGGTGAGGCAGGGATGATGACCGTCACCGACCGGATGCTCAAGCAGATGGCCGATCATGCCGCCGACGAGTACCCCCGTGAGTGCTGCGGCGCGCTGGCCGGGCCGATCGGGTCGAGCACGGTCACCGAGATGGTGCGCTGCCGTAACGAGGCGGCCGACCCCCGATCGTTCTACGAGATCGGCGCCGAGCGGCTGATCGGGCTGTACGGCGAGCTGGGCGCGCGCGGGCTGGAGCCGGTGGCCTGGTACCACAGCCACCCGTCCGGTCCGCCACTGCCCAGCCGTACCGACATCAACTACATGGCCGACCCCCGGGTCAGGTATCTGATCCTGGGCAAGGTCGACGACAGCATGGTGGCAACCTGCTGGCGCGTCAACCCCATGACAGGCCAGCCGTACGAGGAGGAGGTCGACGTTGTCAGAACCGCGTGATCGGGGCGACTACGGGCCGCCCGGCTGGATGGAGCCGTTCCTGGGCCTGCTCGGCGGCCGGGACGAGGTCGTCCGGCTGATGAGCGGCAAGCCCGCCAGGGTAGACGTGAATGCCCCGCTGGCACTCATGCAGGTCCAGATGGCCGCCCAGATCCAGATGCTGCGGTACCTGCGGCGCGACGGCCTGCTGCTGCGACCCGGCGACAGGGAGACTGTACTGGAGGCGGTCGACGCGCACCTGGACCACATCCACCGGGACGACCACGCGTTCGTTGTCGGCGGGCTGCGGGACTGGCTCAGGCCCGCCGACAAGGCAGAGGAGGACTGATATGACCAAGCACGCCAGACATCAGGACCCGTACGGCCGGTACCAGGTGCCGCCGTGGCTGGCTCCGTATCTGGACCTGCTCGGCGGGGAGATGGAGGTGGTGCGCCTGATGAGCGGCCCGCGCGCCGTGTCCACCAGGGACCCGGCGCTGGCGATCGCCCAGGAGCGCATATCGGCCAAGGTGGACGTGATCCGGGGGCTGCACGAGTCGGGGCGGCTGGCGCCGTTCCCGGGCGCACAGGGAGCGGCCGGTGTTTAACCGCCCGCCGGACCTGGACGAGATCCGGGAGCGCAGCAACAGGCGGTTCGGCAACCGCCGGGAGATGCTGTACATCCCGCCCACGCCGACCGAGCACCACGTCAGGGCCCTGCTGAAGTATGTCGACGAGCTGGAACAGGACCTGCACTTCTCCCGCTTGCGTGAGGAGGGCAACCGACGGGGCGTGCGGGTGGAGTACGCCCTGCCGCGCGGATGCGCCGTGCCGGACGAGCGCAACCCGAAGGTCCCGGCCGTCCCCGGGCCGATCAGACACCACGTCAGCCCGCCTGCCGAGGGGTCGCCCGTCCAGGTCGGTGGCCAGTCGTTCGTGGTCAAGTCGCTGGCGTGGTTCATCGACCCGGCCGACCCCCGCAACGACTCGGTCCGGGTCAACCTGTGGGGCGTGCGCGAGTACGCCCGGTGGCGCAACCGGGAGAGGAAGGCGGGACGATGGGTGGCAAAGTAGTGCTGTGGCTCAGCGTGACGGTCCGTGCCAGTTCGTTCGGCGCGGGCGGCATGCTGCTGGTCCGCGAGGTGCAGATGGGGTTTCTGCCGGACCTGGGCGACGCGGACACGATGGAGCTGTACTCCCGCCCGGAGGGGTCCGGAGAGGGTCCGATGTGGGGGTTCAGGCGCCGATACTGGGACTTCGACGGTACCTGCAACCTGGAGATGCAGCAGATGCACATCGACCCTCAGGGGCCGCTGCGCGACCACCTGGAGCGGCGCACGGTCGGTCCGCCCCGTCGCGACCGGGTCTGGTGGACCGACCAAGACGGCGACCCCGTTCCGACGCTGCTGGCCAGCGGGTGGCGAACCTACGAGGGATGGAAGGCGGAGCGGTGGCCAGGCTAGCCAGTCATGACTACACCGAGCTTCCCGGCACTTGGTGGAGCGTGGACCCGGGCGACGTTCACGTCGGGCTGGCCGAGTGGCGCGGAGCGGTGTGCGTGGCGGCTACCGAGACCTCGCCCACCCTGTTCGAGGACCGGCTCATGGAGGTGTGTCGCGGGACACCTAGAGCGGTTCAATGGGCCGAGGCGGTGGGAGGGGTGGCGCTGCCGGACCTGGTGATCATCGAGCGGTTCGCCCTGCGGGGCGAGTTCATGGCCCAGCAGCAGGGCAGCGAGTTCCTGACCAGCCAGATGATCGGGTCCACCCGGTTCATCTGCCGCTGGTTCGGCAAGCCGCTGGTCATCCAGACTCCCGACCAGCACAAGCTGGTACTGAAGCGCGACCCGTGGCGGGACTGGCCGCAGCGCAGGTTCAAGTCCTACGGACACGGCCCGCACGCCAAGTCGGCCGAGCTGCACGGGTACTTCTTCATAGAGAGCGTCCTGCGCAGGCAGGGGGCGGCGGCACTGGAGGCGTGGAAGCGGACGATACGTCCGGCGCCCCGCACCGGATAGGCGGGAGTGCGCAGGACGCGCGCTCTTGACCGGCGGCCAAGCAGGGTGGGATACTACTGCCCAGATGGCCGGACAGCCAACCAAAGGGAGGACATCTTGCAAGGCAAGCTGTATGTGGTGGTCGGCGGACAGTTCGGAAGTGAGGGCAAGGGCGCGGTGGCCGGTCGGCTGGCCGCAGACCTGGAGAACCGGAGCCACACCGTGGTCGGCGTCCGAGTCGGCGGACCCAACGCCGGGCACACGGTGCTGGGCCACTGTCCGGCCGACTGCGACGAGCAGGACCACCAGCCGACCGGGACGCACCCGTGCGGCAGGCACCCGTGGCGGCTGCGGCAGGTCCCGGTGTCGGCGGTCACGGCGCCGCTGTCGGACCTGGTGATCGCCGAGGGCAGCGAGATCGATCCCGACGTGCTGGTGCACGAGGTCCGGCAGCTGGACAGCGCCGGGTACAAGGTGACCGAGCGGCTGCTGATCGACGCCACGACCACCGTGATCGAGCCGCACCACCGGCAGGCCGAGCGGCTGGTGCTGCGCGACCGGATCGGGTCGACGGCCAAGGGTATCGGTGCGGCGCGGTCGGCCCGGACGCTGCGCGAAGCCCACCTGTGGGGCAAGGTTCACTCGCAGTACGACCTGGGCTGCACCTACGGGACGGCCCGGATGCTGGACGGACAGCTCAGGTCGCCGAACGGCGCGGTGGTGATCGAGGGCACCCAGGGGTACGGGCTGGGCCAGCATGCCGGGTACTACCCGTTCTGTACGTCGGGCGACTGCCGGGCGACCGACTTCCTGGCCCAGGCCGGGGTCGGTCTGTGGCCGTGGCGCGGCAGCCGGATCCGTGTCCTGGTCTGCATGCGCCCGTACCCGATCCGCGTCGCCGGGAGCAGCGGCCCGCTGAAGGGGGAGACCAGCTGGGAGACGCTGGGCCTGCCGCAGGAGCTGACCACGGTCACCCAGAAGGTCCGCCGGGTCGGAAGATGGGACGCCGAGCTGGCCGCCGAGGCGTTCAAGGCCAACGGCGCGCCCAGCGACAGCGTCCTGCTGGCCGCCACCATGTTCGACCAGATCGAGTCGGAGGTGGCCGGATCGAATGCCACCGGGTCCAGTATCTTCCCCCGGCTCGACGTGCTGTCGTACACGGCCCGGTTCAAACTGGCCCGGATGGCGCAGGACTGCCTGGACTCGACCGTGGCGTACGTGGGCACCGGGCCGGACACGGCCATGGTGGACGAGAGGATCTACGAGTGACCGGCAACGGAGAGCACCGCAGGCCCAAGGTCCAGGGCACGATGGACCAGACCGCCGTGCTGCCCGCCGTCTTCGACGATGGGCAGCGGGAGCCGGGCACCGATCCGGAGCCGACCGGGGCGCTGGCGGTCGGCGGAGTGGTCGATCCGGCCCGCGCCCCCCGGATCTTCGACCCGGTGGCACCGGGTGCGCCGATCCCCACTCCGCAGCAGGCTGCCCTGCTGCCGCCGCGCGTGACCGAGGTCAGGGTCAATGAGGCCGACGCCCGTCCGAGCCCGCCGCGCGAGTGGACGGGGGTGGCAACCGGGCTGCTGCACGCCGAGCAGGTGCACGAGCTGCAGGGCCGCGAGACCGCCGGGCCCGCACCCGACCTGGAGGCGTGGTGGGTGTCGATCGCCCGGGGCGACGCACACGCGGCGGCTATCAAGGCGGCGGCCTACGGCAGCAACAGCCTGATGGAGGAGGGGCGCAAGGTCGCCAAGCTGCAGGGCCGCGAGGTCACCGACGACGAAGCGCTGGAGCTGGGCTGCTGGAACTACATCACCGGCAAGTCCGGACGGTGGAGCGACGCCGTCCTGCGCGGCGAGCGGGTCGGCGACGATACGCTGCTGGACATCGTGACCTACGCCATGATGGCTCGGCGGATCCGAGCGGCCGGAAACTGGCCGGGTTGAGCAGGCCCACCGTGGCCGAGCTGCAGTCGTCGGCGGCCCAGCTGAGCCAGCAGCTGAACTGGCTCAGCAGCAGGAACCGCGCCCGGCTCAGGACGGCCTATGTCCAGCTGCTGATGGACCACCACACCCGGCGGGGTACCGATCCGGCCATCCTCGTATCGGGTGTGGTGATCTGGCTGGCGACCGGCGGCGACAGGTCCGGCGACCCGGTCAACCAGCTGTGGTACGCCGTCGACCTGGTGGCCAACCAGGTCAAGAGCCGGTACTACGACCTGTCGGAGGTGACAGAACATTGATGGTGTATCTGGCCAGGCCGATCGATCTGGCCGACGGGCTGCCCAACTGGCTGTACGACGCGGCCAGCATGGTCGAGGACGAGCTGGTGCTGGGGCAGCACGACGTGTACCGCCCCGCCCACGCGTTCCGGGCCGGTGAGGTGAGCGCGGCCATCCAGCATGTGAACGAGTTCGCGCTTGCGTCGGCCCGAGGGGGGGTGGCGCTGTTGCCTGCCGGGGTGCCGACCCTGGGGACGCCGGACGAGATCGCCCAGCTGGTCCGGTCGGCCCGGCCGTCCCTGATCGTGACCGACATCGAGGTGTCGGCCGTCCTGCGGTCCTGGGAGCGGTGGACCCACGTCAAGGTGGTGTACCCGGACGTGGGCGAGATCAAGGCGGGCGCCGCGTGGATGCTGGAGCAGCTGGCCCTGCTGGAGCGATTCGACGGCGACCGCCGCCCGCTGGTGTTCGAGCCGGTGGCTACCGACACGCTGACCCAGGTGTCCGAGGTCGGCGGGACGCTGCGGTCCCTGCTGCCGGTGCGCGGGTACCCGGACGACGCCGGGCTGGACCTGATCGTGAGCACCGACACCGAGGTACCGGCGGGCGCGTTCGTCGACGTGCCCAGCGGAGTCAAGGTGGACCTGCCGCACGGGACGTGGGCGATGATCACCGGTCGCTCGTCGTCGCTGCGGCGCCGGAACCTGCTGGTCAGCACCGGAGTCATCGACGCCGGGTGGACCGGCGAGCTGTTCGCCGGGGTCAAGAACCTAGGCGATACGGACACCGTGCTGGCGGCGGGCGACCGGATCGCCCAGCTGATCCTGCTGCCCGCGCCGGTCGTGGACTACGTGCCGCGCTGGGGGCAGGTCCGCACCGACAAGTCGCGCGGCGTCAACGGATTCGGGTCGAGCGGTGCCTGACCAGACTCCGCCTGCGGGCCCCGGACCTCAGGGTCCGGGGCCCGACCCGTCGCGTCGGCCACGGCGCGACGAGCTGTGGCGGCGCGACCGGGTGATGAGCGTGATAAGATGTCGGGCATGTGCGGCCAAGGGCCGCACCACCGCGATGTGGGACGTAGTCGACGTACACATATTACTGTGTCTGATCTGCGACCGTGTGGTCTGAAAAACATCGGCCTTTGACAGCTTGACAAGAGTAGTCTACGGGTGGTTTAATTTTCTTAGTGGGGCCGACAGGCGGCCCCGAGAGAAACCCGAGGAGACCCGAGATGGCCGCCAAGACGATCACCGCCCAGACCCCTGAGGCCCAGGCCGAGAAGCCCTGCCTGTGCGGCGCGTACGAGCTGGAGATCGGTAGCGACGCCGAGACGATGGAGTACGCCGACACCGGCTGCCGGTCGCACACCACCCGCGACTTCGCCCCCGGCCACGACGCGAAGCTGAAGGCCCTGCTGATCCGGGCGGGCGTCGAGGACCGCAGCGTGCGGGTCAACACGGGCGGAGTGGTCCGCGTGACCACGGCCGAGGACGCCGCCGCCGCGTTCCCGTTCGCCTACATGGTGACCAACGGCATCAAGAACGGCAGGGAGAAGGCGGCGGCCCGCGCCGCGCGCAAGGCCGAGCGGGACGCCCGCAAGGCCGACGCCCCGGCCAAGACCCCCCGCCCCCGCAAGGCCAAGGTGACCGAGGCCACCATCAAGATCGGGCGCTGGGTGTACGCGGCCAAGATCGACGCCAGTGGCAACGCGACCTATGAGACCTCCGGCGGCGAGGTGCGCACCTCTCCGGCGGACAAGTACAAGATCGTGTGAACCGGTCGGACCGGCCGGGTCGGACCGGGCCCCGAACAGGGGGTCCGGCACCGGCCCAGTCGGGCCGTCCGGCCCGGCGTATGAGAGGAGACGTCAATGGCTTCCGGATCTCGGTTGGCAAGGTTCCTGCGCAGGGTGGACGCCGCGCTGTCGGGGGACGCGACCCCGGCCAACCGCAACGGGCGCGGGTTCCAGGGGTTCAAGCCGCTGGAGGACGACGGCGGGATGTGGGCGCGCTGCAGCGTGTGCGGAGATCTGGACCGGGTGCGGACCGAGTCGGCCAAGCACTCCCTGGAGAAGGGACACTGGGACCGTGAACACGCGGGTTAGACCGGCATCAACCCCTGAAGGCTTGACCGCCTGGCAAGAGGGGGGTGTACTGGCGGAGGAGGTGGTCGCACATGGTGGTGCGCCGAGGGTACCTGGTGGCCAGCACCGTCCGGCAGCTGGTGGGGTACGTGCTAAAGGTCGACTACGACATGGTGCAGGTTCAGCCGATGTCGGTGTCGGGCCGGTGGGAGCCGGAGGACGTCCTGCTGTCCGACCTGGTGGTGGTCGGCCCGGTGTTCGCGCCGGGGGAGCTGGTCTGTCCGGCGGAGGACAGGAACGAGGAGCGGCCCCGCTGGGGACGGGTGCTGGCGCCGGGAGACAGCTGCCTGGTGCTGTGGTCGGACGACTCGCACACGGTCAGCGTCGAGGCCGTCCGGCTACGTTCTCTGACTATCTGGCAATCGGTCGCGCTGGGCGTCTAGGTATCTGGATGCTGGTTCCGATCGCGCTGGCGGGCGGGTTCTCGTGCAGCTCCATCCTCAGCCTGCACTACCCGCCCGGCCCGGTGCTGTCCCAGAACGCGGCCCTGTTCTGCGCGCTGTCGGTGCTGGCGGTCGGCCAGTGGTGGGCCGCCGAGCTGCGCCGCCGGTACTGGGCGCACCGGGTTCCGTCCAGCCAGGCGGTCCGGCGGCGGTCTCGGTGAACTGGGTGCATGGGGCGCTGTTCGCCGCTGCCGTCGGGGCAGCCGCCGATCAGGCGGGAGTGTGGGCATTCTACGCGTGGCGGGGGTGGCTGCTGTTCCGCAAGGTGTACCGGTTCAACAGGGAGCAGGTCCGGGCCGACCGGGCGCGCCGAGGGGGTTGACAGACGGTCAAGGTCCTGGTTTAATTTTAAGTGTGGGGCCGACGGGCGGCCCCCGCGAGAGGAGGCCGACATGGGCGAGAACGAGCTGAGTCGGGACCAGGTCGAGTGGGCGTGCGGGACGTACTTCACCAACCTGACCATGACCAGGGCGCGCGTGGCCGACGAGCTGGCGCGCGGGCAGATGGTCAGCTCGCATAACCTGGGCTCGCTGCTCAAGGCCCAGGCCGATTGGAAGCTGTACGGCAAGCTGCAGTCCGATGAGGCCTACCGGTACGATCTGGTGGGTGCCCTGCGCGAGACGGTGAAGGAGGCCAGCCGGATCCTGCGGAATACCGGCCGCCACACCGACGCGGTGGACCGGGCGCAGGCCGAGTTCGAGCGCCACGCGGCGGCAGCGTTCCTGAACACGTGGGAGCAGTACCTGTAGAGCATAGACGGCGGCGCCCCGGACCCGTGGTGGGAGGTCTGGGGCGCCGCCTTGCCGGTCTCTGGGCGGTACCAGTGTATCAGTCGGAGACGACCAGCGTGAGCTTGCCCTTGGTGATCTTGCGGATGTCGGCCACCTGCAGGCCGTTCTGCGAGAACGCGGCCTCCAGGGCGGTCTGCATGCCCTCGGCGGTGTAGGGCTCGCCGTACAGGGCGGTGTCCTTCTCGTCGTCGGTCTCCACGACGATGGCGAATCTGGCCACGGTGTCCTCCTGGTGTGGTAGTGAGTGCCGCTGCACAGGACCACGGTACACTACCCTTGTCAGTCTGGCAAGTCTCCCGGGCCGTCCGCGCACGGCTGCACGATGGTCCGGCCGCGCGGGGGCGGCGGTACGTCGGCGTCCTCGCGGGCGGCACAGCGCAGGGCGGCACGCGCGGACCGCCAGGTCGCCGCCGCCGCGTGGGCCATCACGTCCGGATCCAGGGTGGACTCCCCCCTGACGTCCAGCTGGTCGGCGACGACCTCGACGCGGGGGCCGGAGTCGGACTCGTAGATCTTGACGGCGATCAAGAGACCTCGATTCAGTGGTCGATATGGCATGGGAGGGGTGGCGCAGGACGGGCGCCACCCCACCACACTCCTTGCGCGGTCGTCCAGTGCTACCCACCGTGCGGCTGGTACCATGGGAGCATGGCAGCCAAGCCGACATCAGCCAAGCTGTACCAGACGCCGCAGGACTCCGGGCAGTCGCAGAGCGGCCCGGTGTACGGCGCGGTACCCGCGCCGCAACCCTCTCAAGCCATGACCTTCGACCAGAGGTACCACCCGCACGCGGCGGCCGAGATGAACAGCGACATGCCGCTGCCACCGACCGACCCCGACCCGCGCGTGCCGCCGGTAGGCGCCCGCGTGGTGCACCGCACGTCGGGTCAGGAGGGCGTGGTGACCGGGCACCGGCCGCACGGGTACTCCGGCACGGCCGTGCCCCAGGTCGTGTGGGCGGGCGAGGATATGTCGTGGCCGCAAGGTGTGAGCGCCAACGCGTTGAGGGTGCAAGGGTCCGAGCCCTCCGATCTGTACACCGGGACCCAGTCGGCGGCGTCGATCCGGCCGCGCAACCGGAACACTGGAGCGCTGTGATGTCGAATCCCGCATACTCCCCGGACGGCGGCGCCAGCGTGCCCAGGTCCAGCCGGGACAGCGAGCGGCAGACGCCCCGGGGGGTGGGCGGTACCGCGCTGCCCGCCATCGGGTCCCGCGTGCGGCACCGCCTGAGCGGACAGACCGGCCAGCTGGTGGACTACCAGCGCGACCCGTTCCTGAAGGACGTGGCGCACGGTATCGTCAACTGGACCGGCGACGGCGACGGGTTCGGCCAGGGCTACGCCGACACCAACCTGATCAAGTTCTGAGGGTTGGTTTCACGGGAAACGCGGTTGCGCTGCCGGGAAGCGGCGCGCTAGAGTGGTGGCAGATGGGGAAGGACCGGGCGCTGTGGCAGGCGCTCAGGCCGCGACCCCCGCACCTGGCACGGTGCGGGGGTCGCAGTGTATCCGGGTCAGAGCAGGTCGTACAGCTTGTCGGACAGGCCGGTCAGCTCGCGGCTGGCGCCGAAATCGCGGTCTGTCGACGCGCGCCCGATCGCAGCCAGCAGCAACCGGATATCGGTGTTGGTCAGGTCGATGGACATGGTGGCGTCCGGGTGGGCGACTGCCAGCAGGCTGCTGATGATCTCGCCCCGGTTGCGGCGCCACCACTCGTCAAAGTCGGGGCAGTTGTCCATCTGCTCGTCCCGGTGGTCCCCTCCGGCGTCGAACGCTCGCTCCATGATGTCGCGCAGGGTGCTCATGCCGATTGCTCCTTGATCCACTGGTTGACGGTGTCGTAAGAGAACAGGACGCCCGCACGGCGCTCACCCTCGGGGTGGGCGTCCCACCACGCGGTCAGCCGCTCGTTGTGCAGGTCCATGACCACCCGGAACACCCGGTCCAGGGCGCCGTCCAGGGTGCGGGCCCGGCCGATCGCGGCGGAGATCTGCGCGTCGGTCAGGTCGGCCAGGCTGGCGCAACCGATGCTCCAGCGTCCGAGGTTCTCGGCGACGTGGTCCTTGACCTGCTGGGTGAGTTCCTGCTGCCGGGTCATCGTCGTCTCCCTCAGTCCGTGAGTCGGGCTCACCAGCGGGCCCACAGCACCTTCAGGGTCTTGACGCTGGCGCGGTGGTCCTTGGGGTCCACCTCGGCCGTGTTCAGCGACCCGCTGTAGAGGTTGGTCAGCTGCAGCCGGGCCTCGACCATGGCGTCCTGGATCGTCTCGTAGCCGCCAGTCGTCCGGCAGCCCGCGAACACCCAGCGCCCGCCCGGGTTGTTGAAGCTGACCTCGGTGCCCTCGATCGTCCTGGTCTCGGCCATCGCCCTGTCCCTTCGTCCGGCGGCCGGTCGGCCGCTCTATTACTAGTAAACCACCCCCTTGACCGTCTGTCAAGTTCAAGGTTGACGTTGGTCAGGACCACTTGCGCCCCTGCGAAGCGGCGGGGTACGGTGGGTGTGTGCCCGGTCCGGCGGCCTCCCCGATCCGCCGGGGGCACGGCCCGCCAGCAGGCGGCCGGACGGCGCCACCCCCCCGCCCCGTCCGGCCGCCGGTCTGGCAGGGGAGCTGTGGCGCAGCGGCCAGCGCGTCGAGCCAACAAGCGGTAAAGGCTCGAAGGTCCCGGGTTCGAACCCCGGCGCTCCCACCGTTCGACAGCAGGAGGCAGCAGCCTGGACGCGTAACCGTGGTCGCACACACGGCGATAGTCTGGCCGGGCACCACACCGGTCTGCGAACGAGTACCCGGCCCGGTGCTGCCGAGAGGCGCACCGGGCCGGTGTCATCCGCGCTGGGAGGTGCGCCGTGAGACCGAATGTCCGACCGTGGCCGGTGATGGTCGTGTGGCTGATGCTGCTGGGCAGCTGGTGGGTCGTGCGGGTCCTGTGCTGGGAGCTGCCCCGGCTGGCGTGGGACCTCGTATCCGCCCGGTGGGATTGTCAGGCGGTCAAGCCGCGTGATGGAGTTCCGGCATGGACGAGATCATACCCGGAGACGAGAGAGAGTGGGTCGCCGCCGCACAGGCGGGGGACCCTGACGCGTTCGGCCGGATCTACAGCGCCACTGTCGGGCGGGTGCGCGGGTACGTGCGGGTGCGGTGTCGGACCCCGGCCGACGCCGAGGACACGGTACAGGACGTTTACCTCAAGGCGTGGCGCAGTATCGGTTCGTATTCGCATGAGCGGCCGATCGTCGCGTGGCTGGTGACGATAGCACACAACCGCCTGGCCGACCAGGCCCGGGTGGGCGCGCGCCGCCGGGCGATCGCGGACGTGGCGGTGGGGCTGGAGGGGGTCGAAGTCGAGCTGGTGTCGGACCGGTGTCCGGGGCCGGAGGATAGGATGCTGATGCGCGAGGAGGCGTCGGCCGCCGTGTCGCTGCTGCGGGGGATACCGCTGCGGCGGGCGGCCGTAGTGGCGATGACGGCCGACGGATGGTCGACCGAGGAGATAGCGCAGGCGGTGGGGTGCAGCGAGAGCGGAGTCAGGGGTCTGAGATTCAGGGCGGTCGAGGCGGTGCGCGCCCGTGTCCAGACGGTGGTGTGAGCAGACCGGCAAGTACAAGTACCCGACCGAGCTGGAGGCCCAGCTGGCGCTGCTGGACATACACTTCAGGCTGCGCAACGAGGATCAGAAGATCGAGCGGGTGACCTGTGCGACGCATCCGTGCGATCACTGCGGCCTGTGGCATCTGACCGGCAATAAGCCGGACGGCAAGTACCGGAGGGGATTGGGCGATGCCATCCGCCCGGACTGGCGTCCGGGCGGGGGGTAAACTGGGGACATGATCACTACCGATTGCACCCCGCGCCTCACAGCGGAGCTGTGAGGCGTGGACACTGGTGACAGCCTGGCCTACGACTCGTACCTGGGCGGGATGAACCCGGGGTCCAGTTACAGCGGCCAGCCGAACATCAAACCGACCGACCGCGCCGACATGGCGCTGCCGAAAGTGGGCGCGAGCGTGCGCCACGCCAAGAGCGGCGAGAGCGGCACGGTTGTCGGGCACGTGCGCCACGGCTACTCGGCCGAGCGGCTGCCCGTGGTGAAGTGGAACGGCCAGCCGGGCGGTCCCGGGGACGCTCCCCCGTCGCAGGGGTACTCGCTCGACAGTTTGACAAACCCGACATGACAGCGAGTCAAATAGTAGTGTCCTGGTAGCAGTACTCGGTCCGGTGTATACTGGCAGGACCAGCTTCAGGCTGTGGGGAAGCAGCCGGGGCCGGAGCGGCCCAGAGTGCGCGCATGCCGGATGCCGACCTGTGGCCGGGACGACGGTCAGGAGACTGGTCGAGGCGGGACAGCCCGCAAGTCGAGACCCCCGGTGGCCGAAAGCACGGGGGCCTCGGCGCTATAATGACGGAGTGAGATACCCCTTTGACGAGTGGCTGGACGGCCGGGAGTGGACCCTGGTCCGGCCGCGCGACTTCACCGGTCCGGCCGAGACGATGGTCCACAGGCTCAGGAGTGCCGCCGCCGCCCGGGGCCGCACTCTGACCGCCGACATCCAGCCCGGCGGCAAGTTCATCACGATAAGGTCCGAGGCCAGGACCGTGGTCAGTGTTCAATCGGAGACGCAAGCGGGAGGGGTGGCGTAGGTGACCGAGACGATCGACGACGAGCCGCCGCCCGGGTTCCTCAAGAGCCCGGCGGCGATCGCCCGGTGGAACCGCGAGAAGGCCCAGAAGCGGTGGCTGCGGCAGCAGGCGTACGACCTGCGCAAGACCAACCACTCGCTGGCGCAGATCGCGGCGATCCAGGGCTGCACGATCGCCACGGCCCGCAAGCGGTACGAGCAGGCGATCAAGGA